GAATTTAGTATTCTAGTGGAGCATATGAGAAAATTTGGAGCTGATAGAATACTTGCTGGTGATTATAGTAAATATGATTTGCGAATGCCTGCTCAGTTAATTTTGGCAGCATTTGATGTATTGATCATAATTGCCCAGCAATTTGGCTATTCTGAAGAAGATGTTATTATAATGCGGGGTATTGCTACTGATGTAGCATATCCTGTAATGGCTTATAATGGTGATCTTTTACAGCATTTTGGTTCCAACCCTTCTGGACAAAATTTGACTGTATATATTAATTCTATAGTTAATTCGTTATTATTGCGTACTGCTTACTTTAAAATTTATGAAGGAAAGAAAGTTCCTCCTTATAGAGAAGTAGCATCAATGATGACATATGGTGATGACGTTAAGGGTTCCGTTAAGCCAGGGTATGATGAATATAATCATGTATCTTACGCTGATTTTTTGAAAGAGCGAGATATGGTGTTCACCATGCCTGATAAAGAATCCAAACCAATTCCTTTTATGAAGGATGAAGACGCAGATTTTCTGAAGAGGAAAAATGTGTATAATGAGGAATTGGACCAATGGATGGGTGCACTTGATGAAACTTCGGTTTTTAAAAGTTTGACATCTGTTTTGAAATCCAAAGCAATTACTCCTTTAGAACAATCGATGCAAAACATTGATGGTGCTATGCGAGAGTGGTTTGCTTATGGACGTGATCATTATGAATTGCGACGTGCTCAGATGAAGAGAGTAGCCGCGAAACATGGGATTGCAGGTGGCTGTGCTATGTTAAATCGAGATTTTGATGAATGTCTCGAGATGTATAAGCACCGCTATGGCCTGGAAAGCCAATAAAATTATCCCGCCGTCCGTAGGAACAATGGACGAAAAATTAAATAGTTCTGTATGTATATGGATACCATGTATGAGTCTTTTTACACATTATAGACGATAACATAGGCTTTGCATACATTGACACTCCCCTCGTGGAGTACCCCTATTTAGGGGAATGTTTAGTCAGCATGAA